TGGAAGAATAGGGTTAATAAAACTCCCTCACCAACTGCTAACCACAACATTGTATAATCATCCAGCCGACATATTTTTTGAAAACCAAAGATTTGGGTCTCATGCCATTTTTTGAACTTTAACCACTGAATACCTATCATAGTCTCTCCTAGTTTGTTTGTGTAATGGTAATATTTATAGACGAACCATCACCCACCTGAATTGATGACTCCTTTTCGTCTGTTATAGTTCTAATCATTGCATGTGCATAGACTGGTATGCGAATAGAGATAACCCCACTCACTTCCCTATAGAACCATATTTGACCAAGACCCTTATCTACAATTGTAGAGTATTGGGTATCCTTGTCAAAGCCTGGCAGAGTTCCATCAATTCTAACTGTACCAAATGCAGTAGATGATGTTTTATCTAACCCAACCCTTCTATCGATGCCTACAATGACATCAAGTAAATCCTGTAAGAAATCGACATCCAATAAGTCTCTGTCGAGTTCTGTGTATTCTAACTCATCATCCTCAAAGCAATCCTCTTCTAGATCATTGAATTCTAGAAAATCCACATCTAAAATATTACCACCATCATTCTCGTTTGACCCACTTTCTTCTGCAATAGCTTGTTTAACTTCTTCGGGTGGACTAACAATGAATAAGTTGTCAATCAAATTGGGTGTTATCCCATTGACCACCACTGGTTTAGTTGGTGAATCATCATATGTCGATACCATTGTTGCTTGATAAGCTTCATCAAGTACAACTGTTCCGCCTGCATTGAACACTACAACTTCTCCTGATGGAGCTCCCCATTTATCAGGAAGTAAGATCACTAATGATCTACCTAGTTCATCGATACTAGTAGTGAAATCTGTGCCCCTCACTGCGATTGTGGCAGTTGGCGTTCTAATATCAATATTTGCCTTTCTAATTTTCCCACCAAATCCCGATGCAAATCTGGATGTACCTTGTGCCATTCTTAATGACATTTTCGAAAGACTTGGGTCGGGGTCATAGTAGACCTCATCAATCCAAACCTTCGAATGTTCTGTTAAATCTAATTCCTCGTTGCCTTGGAATCGGATTTTCATCCTTCCATTCTGAGTCTGAGCAGTGTCGTATATTAATACTTCGGGTAGAAGTGTTGCAGAAATAATGGTTGTTGCACCATCTCTCTGCAGCCCAGCGTAGCCCTTCTGTTCGACTATCTCACCTATAGGTTCAGCTTCGACCAACGAAATCAAACCTATAAGTAAAAAACTAGTCGAGAGTATCTTTCTGAACAATATCAATATTTCCATTAGATGTTACAAATGATACATCAATAATACCACTACAAGATTGTCCTGCTGGACATCCTGCATCCGAACCACTCTGCTGAATGATATCAATATCATTTGTAGAACCAGTTAAAACTGCAGTTATTGAGTTATCTGAAGCGTCTGACTGATTGGTATTAATGTCATTTGTAGAACCAGTTACAGTCCAATTCCAAACAGCATTATCAGAATCAACTACAGTCGTGAATACATTACTTGAACCTGTTACTACTAAGTCCCAGTTTAAGTATTCAGCTGATGCAGCGGTTCCAACATTAATATCCCATGTGTTAGAACTACCTGTAACGGCTCCTAACATGTTCAAGTTGTCTGCACTACCTTGATAACCAACATTCCAGTCCATTGCGTTTGAATCCCCAGTAAAAGTTAAGTTTACTACTGAACTATCTGCGATGAATGGGCCGTATAGTTTGTTTAAATCACCAAACTGTACCAGTGTAAAACTGTTGCTTGTACCAGTTAAGAGCATGTCAATAGATGTACCTGCGAAGTTATCTCCACCCACCTTGTTGCCATAACCTTTCTGTGTAAAATCCAACACTAACCCTGTGCCTGTTTGTTGTAACCAAATTTCATTGTCATCAGCTCCAGCAAATGCTGTCGATGATAAACCTAATGTTAACATAATGAGTAATAATTTATTCTTCATGTTTTGTTTCTCCTTCTTTTTCTTCTATTATGTGTAGATCGTTCACATCATCACTATTGTGAGGAAGCCGATGTCCACCAGTTATTATCCAAAAACCTCTATCGTGTCCCTGATATATTAATTCTAGAACGGCTAGTTCAATTGCAGAACGAGTTGCTTTGGTAACTCCTTCGTTTGTTGCTACGCCATCCTCAATCTCAATTAGTTTCGTGTCAAGGTCTACAAATTTGAAGACATCGTATCCACCGCCTGTGCTAAGAATAGTCTTAGTAGTCTGCACATTCAATAATATTTCACCAGTAAGTGTTGATATTCCTCTCAAACTAACCGTCACCATGTCTCTTCTGTAAGCATTAGATGCTCCAATGCCGAGGTATCTTGCACCGCGGCCGCCAGAGTCGATATTCGAATCATAACCAATTATCCCACCTTCCAGTAGGATGCCTGCAAAGAGCAAAGGTTGAATTCCTGTTGGGGAATCCTCGTTACCTTCCTTCTCTGCAAAACTTTCTCTAGTAGAACGTATGATCTGTCGCTCTCTAACAAGTGCATCTAAACTTGTTCGTTCTACTACTCTAAACCATTTACCATTCGCTGCGGTCTTAAGTGCATCAATCAAAAATGATTCAGCACCTTGTGTTACTGCAGTAGAGAAGGAAGCAATTCCATCCTTACTCTTTCGTTGGCCAGTCTTATCTTGGAAAGCGTATACTGCAACTACAGGCATTGACTCTGCAGCTGGTAAATCTGCAAGTTCCTGATATGTCGGTATCTTAACTACTTCTGCTTCTTGGATACACTGGCCAATTTTTTTCATTATGGCGGTAGTACATGAATCAGTCATCGATGGCACTGATGCACACCCACTGATTAACAGGAGCATTACAACTCCTACTACTCCTCGTACTCTCATTTAAAAGCCGCCTGTTCCTACTGGTATATCTAAGGTTGTCGTTGTACCGTCACTTGCCACAATAGTTAATCTGATGAAGTCTGCTCCATCCTCGCCAGTCATTCTTTCATAGGTGACTGTATTTCCCTCAATGGTGAAGGTTCCGTAATCAGCACCCTCTTCATTATTAAACATATTTTCAACTAACTGTTTTGCTATCTGAGCATAAATTCTGCTTTCTACGTTGCGTAAAAATTTTGCTAGTGTAGTGTTCTTTGCATCTCTTTCTGCTTTTGCTATTCTGTCTTCAACATCTGCAGCTAATTTATCGCGTCTAGACTTCTCCTGATTCTCAATTGTAAGATAGTGTGAAGATTGTCCAACACCACTGAAAGATGGACTCTTAAATTTATGGACTATTTCGTCTGCTTCAATACTTGATGCAAAAAAACTGAGTAGGATTACCCATCCTATTACTAGTAATTCCCTATCTTTTTTTAGTTTTATCATTGTCTTTTGCCTGTTTTTTTAGGTTCTCTTTCATTTCGAGAACTACGTTTACTTTTTGTTGCAAACGAATTAAATCTTGATCTAACATGCGCACTTGGTCAATTACTTTGATAAGTGCAAAATGTTGTTTTTCAATTTCAGGTTCTAAGTGTTCTCCCAAGAACCACCAAACATAATATATAAAATATCCGAGACCCACCATCATAACAATGGGGAATCCGTAATCCGAAATTAGTTGAGCTATATCCATTAATCTCTCCTGACATCTAGTTTTTCATCTTCGATGAAATTCTCTGCTCTAGCAACCCTGCCTATGTCGGGTCTGAGTTCTAATGCTGATGACACTAAGAGATCAATCTTAATCATTTCATTAGACATCATTCGTGCTCTATTCTCTAGAGATTTACAGAACATTGTTAAGGTTTTTATGTCATCTACAACACCCTCAAGCATCTGCTTTATAACAATAAATATAAAGAAACCCATCACTATACTTCCAGCAATAGGGGCTCCCACTTCACCAATTAACACAAATAAGTCTTCCATGTGTTTATTTATGACTCAACATGTTTGGAGCCAAAAAAAAGGGACGAAAAACGTCCCTCTTTGGTAGTATACTATTAAGTCTACTTGTGTTTTGCTATCGCTTTTACCACTTCAGCTTTAGAACCACTTCGTTTTACCTTAATGTTGTTCTTATCTGCATGATCTAAAAGTTGTTGCTTTGTCAATTTCTTTAAATGTGAAACAGATTGAGCAGTGTCAGTTTCTTTTTTAGAAGAACTTCCAGTCGATTTGCTGGATTTTACTGGTTTAGTTTTTTTGTCCTTCTTTGACTCAACATATGCAAGACCAACGGCAGCGACAACTATAGCTATAATGATATATTCCATAATTTACCTCTTATTAATTATTATTATACACTACTTATTTAGGACTCTTTTGCTTTGCCGATATTCAGCGCGCACCAGTCTAAAAGTTTGTAGCACTTCTTGACCAATCCATCATCGATTGGTGTTGGTGTTAGAGCTGCAACTAATGATGCCCCCATAACTAACCAAGGAATTACTTGAACCCATGCTATAACCCATTGTAGAAAATCTAATAACATAATTATCTCCTGTTTTAATTAATCTAACAGAGGTATTTAGGATTTATTGGTTCCGATGGTGTATTTAGTGGTCAATTTCCAGTCTTTTTTATCTTTGAAAGGAATGATCTTAATTTGGGATAAGGGGGCTGTTGGTTCTACAATCTTGGTAGGTGTTAACACTGTTAAGAGTTTCCACTGTGCAAGTAGTGTAACGATAGTGTTTCTGCGGCCGATGTCACCTTCGTCAATACTGGTGGGTTTACCGTCTAGTTTGAATAATTCTTTGAAATGGACAATGTAGTACTTGCCTCTCTTGTGAAGTATGTGACAAGATTGGAATAGTTCATTGTCTTTGCGTGATGCAACTCCTATTCTAGATAGGGTTTCTCTTATTTTTAGGAAGTCATCTTTTTCGGGGAAGGTTATTTCAACCAAATCCGATACTAGGTCTTCATTTTCAATCATTGTTTTGTCCACCAGTTTTCATTCTGTTCTTCAATTCACGAACCTGCTTATCTGATAACACTTCCATGTACTCTTTTGCTTTAAGTGTTGATATCTGATAATACTGTTTTATGGTATCGAGTTTGTTACTAATATATGGTTTACTCCATTTAGCAAACCGTTGTCTTTTTCTAAGAGTATTTAGTAAAAAGACATATTGAAGACGATTGTCGAGGTGGTATCGACAGTTCATCTCATTAGTAAAGAAAACAGAATCCTGATGGTAGGACAATGATTTGTTTATAAGGAAGGGTGCGTAGTTTTTTTCTTCATGATCGTCAACCATGATATCTTTTTTATCATAGGAAACGGACTTAACAAAGTCAAAAGGATTGCGTTTAACAAGGTCAAAAGGATTGTGTTTAGACATTAACCTGCCGAGTGTCGTGTATATGAATTAATTAGATCATCACCAGTCAATCGTTCACCAAAATAGATGATTTTACCAGTTTTAATTATTTCTCTTTTGATTGAACCATCGTTGTAACAGGTATCTATTACAGAACCATCGTCACCTCTAGTATCATACCACATAGAATTTAAACTATGTGCATGTAAAGACCTAATACCTTTTGCCCAGTCTTCTGCTTCTAGACGTAATCTTTGTTTCTCTACTCTGTAATCAAACTCACCCATATACTCACTCCTTAAACCTACACTCACTCATGAGTTCGGTTAGACATGCAACGAAGTTAATTTCTTCATCCATTGCAAAGGCAGCTTTGTATTGATAATCTGCAATGATAAGAACAGCTGCTGGTATTGACTGACCTTCTAATCTTTGCTCAAGTGCATTAAACACTTTCCTGAAGAGTGTATTGAAATCGTTATCAGAATTCTCTCCGACCCACTTTCTCATTGCACTCCAATTTTTATCCTTAACCATATTTATCAGTGGGGTAAATTTCTCTTCACTGAGCGATGATAGTAGCCCCGAATCAATTGTTCCACTAACTCCATATCGTTGCACTTCATTCAGGACACGTCTGAAATCAGGAAAGAACTTCATGATGAGTTCTGCTAAGACTTCAACATCTGCTTTGATGTTTTCAGATTCACAAATCTCTGTGACTCTTTTTAACATCTGTCCTGCGAGGATTTGTCTTTCATTGAATGGTATTTTGAAATCAACTACAGTACACCTTGAATGTAATGCAGGGATAATTCTGTTTTTGTAATTACATGTAAATATGAATCTACAATTACTGGAGAACTCTTCTATGAATCCTCTCAATGCTGGTTGAACACTTTCTGCACTTGTGTAATCTGCTTCATCTAGGATGACCACCTTTGGGCCACCCTGTAATGATACAGTAGATGCAAAGTTCCTGATCTTGGTTCTAAGGGTATCAATCAAACGTCCTTCATCAGAACCATTGATTACGATATAGTCTGCACCAAGCTCATTGCATAATGCTTTTGCGATTGTGGTTTTACCACAACCTTGTGACCCACTCAAAAGTAAGTTAGGAATTTCTCCTAACTTTACAAATTCTTTGAATTGGGTTTTAAAACCTTGGGGAAGTATAGTATCCTCAATGTTTTGTGGTCGATATTTTTCGACAAATAGAAATTCTTCAATCATTTGATTCTCATAATATAAAAAAGGCAAAAACCCCCACCTGTTTTTGTGTGCAACTCACCTTGTAGAATGATGAGAAAGAGTTGCTCCCATGATAATGCTGAGACAAGCAAGTACCATATAGTTATTTATACCTAGACTCCGTATTTACTATCGGGTTCTAGTGCAATAAAATACTCTAATTCGATATCTGCATTGTTAAAATGCGAAATACCCTTAGAACTGACGGATACATTGTAGTTTCCAGCCAGTATCTTAAGATTCTCAATCTTAAAATTCATTGAATATTTGGTTCCATCCCCTTCACCCACTATTCGTGAGAAGGTATTTGAAGCTGTATTCTTCTTGTCCTTGACTGTTAGAGATACAGATTCACCATCTGATTCTAACACTAAGTCATTTACCCCTAGGACACTTGATGCTTTCTGAAGGTCACTCAACAAGGTTGAAGTCACTTTAAATTCTATCTCTGCATCAGGCATAGTTATCATTTTATCAGGTGCAGTTACCATTCCTTCAGATGCATAAAAGTATGCAAGCTTAGAATTGTTATCTGCAATCGATAATGAGGTTTCACCAAAATTAAAATCAGGGTCTTCCAGTAAACTGGTTGCTCCTAAAAATTCAGGTAAGTTGTATATCGAAAAGTTCGTTGGGAACTCTTCACTCACAGTTGCTACTGCAAGTATATTTTTCATATTAGAGATCGTCTCTAATTTGTTTCCAGTCTTAACTCGGATTCCCGAATTAATTGTAGAGAAGTTCTTTAGAACATCCCTTGTATCGTCACTTATTTTCATCACTCTGTTTTCTCCATATCGTGAATGTATAATTGTATGAGTCCATAGTGCAAAACCTTTAATAGATCAGCACGATTTTTCCCACCCTTTTTACCATATCGTTGTGCATATTTCAATACATTCCCAATACAGAATCCTTCACCATGACCACTGTCAATGATGAACTCTGTTGCCTGAAACTTGTTCAAGCTGTAGTGTTCTTCGTAAGTTGAATCAATATAAGAAGTCAACTCGGTTAGGAGTTGACCCTCATTATATTTGTATGCTACTGCTTTAGTTTTTGACATACCCATAGTATACTACGGTAACTGTCTTTCGTCAATAGGGTTTTCTTCTTCAGAAGAATCTTCTGTTGAACCCTCTGACATATCAACCCCTGCATCAATCTTGGTGTAGAGGTCGAGGATTGCATTTCTAGTTTCTGCATCGAACCTAGAGATACACATTGTGATGGACTTCAGTTTGTCATTGAACATTCTGTATGCATTGACAATGTGAACCAATCTCCTAGTAGTAATAACATCATCAATTGCACCTTCATAGTACGATTTTCTGATAATATCTGCCCAGTCAACAAGCTTTTTGACAAACTCTAAATCGACTTTTCCAGTCAACTCCATTTCTTTAGTCAAGATTGTAACCTCAGTTTTCACTGGTGGGTATTCTTGTTGCATGGTAATTGCAAATCTTTCCAACATGGCTTCGTTCATGATTTGAGTTCCAATGAACTTCCCATCGTCTGAACCTTGACCTTTGGTGTTTGCAGTTGCAAGAATCGTGAAACCTTTAGCAGGTGAAACCCACTCACCAGTCTTCTTGATAAAGTAACCTTTACCTTCAAGAACTGATTGTAAACACATCAACTTGTTAGAACCTAAATCAACTTCATCAAGAAGAAGAACTGCTCCTTTTCTCATTGCTTTAATTACAGGGCCTTCTCTGAAACAGATATCACCACCTTGTAAAGTGTGACCACCCATTAGATCGTCTTCATCAGTCTCGATAGTAATGTTAACTCTGTAACACTCTCTCTTTAACTGAGCACAAACTTGTTCAATCATTAACGTCTTACCGTTACCACTCAAACCAGTAACAAATACTGGAAAGAACATTTTAGATTTGATAATCCCTTTGACATCTTTGAAATGTCCGAAAGGAACATAGTTGCTCATTTTCTCAGGAATGATTTTTACATTATCGAGAATATTGATTGCAGTGGTTTTTGCGGCCACTGGCATATGAGCAGGATTGTTCACTGCAGGGATCGGTGCTGGTTGTGGTGCAACCCTAATTGGTGTTACATTCTGTGGTTCATAACCACCATTGTAACCACTGATAACTGCTTCAAGATTAAACTGGTTTGCACCAACTTTAAAATTGTATCTAGCAGATTTAATCCAGTAAGGAAATCCACCAGCTGCTTCCAAATCTTCTTTAGTAAATAAAGATTCGTTTGGAAATTTCTCTACTAACCCTGCGAGGAATTCCTTCCTATCAGGTGTAAAGTGGAAGTCCTTGTCATCGATGACAATGGACTCCGATCTATTATAAGTTCTATCCGTCATAATTACGCTGCCTCCAACATTGAGTAAGGAACATTGACTTTTGACAGTCCTCTTCCTTGCCAGTTCATTTGAACAACTGCTTTCTTTGTATTCATTTTTACAATCGTGGCAGGAGTAGATTTGGTTTTTTGAACCACATTTACTTTCTGACCAACCGAAAAAGTTGCTTCCGCAGATATTGATTTTATCTGATTTGCTATTTGAACAATGTGACTCAACTCATGTTGACTCATTTTAAGCATTGTTTCTTTTATTTCTTGAAAATTCATATTGTCTCCTATTAATTTCAATTGTTTTCCCATTAACTATAGTATAACAAAAAGTGACACCCATTGTCAAATTTATTTCACTATAATTGTTATTTAATTTCATGTAGTAGTATCTTAATTGATTGCTCAATGGGTTTTGGATACAACCCTTTCTTATTCTTGTATAGATGTCTCTCATACACATCTTCACCTTCATTAGTCCAAACCCTGAATGCCTTACACTCAACCCTTTGGATTGCACAAAAGTCCTTATTTGAACAGTCAAATTTTTCACAAGGACTTGGCCCTACATCAGTTATTGCGTCTGCAAATGCACTGTAGTGTGGGTCATGGTTCTCGTAATAAGCTATGTCTACTCTTAATGGTTCTCTATTCATTATGCTATCTCCTTTATGAATTCATTGGTTAAAAATCTTGATGTAGTCTTGGACTTTTGGTTCTTTTTAAAAGCACTCATAAGTTTTCTTTTGTTTGCTCCCTGCAAGTCATCTGATAATTCGTCTTCACCTTCGACACTAAGTGCGTTAGATGATGTTAAAAATAATTTGTTATAACCGTGACATTTGAGAGAAATACCTTCTTTTCTAATTGTTCTCCAAATAGTATCGGTATCCATGTAAGTCATTTCCTTTCCAATATTTTCCTTTAATGCCCAAAGGTCTTTTTTGTTTCCTAGACAAAAGTATCCAGTAACTATTACCCCAGTTTCTTGAGCTACCCAGTCTAAAAGATTCTGAGTTTGAAGGAAACTTTGGTTCCATCTCCCAGCAGAGTTATCCGAATAAGGATAAGACTTGTTAGTGAAAGGGTCTATCAACATTCTTTTGCTATGACTTCTATAGCTTGGCTCACCGTCAGTGGCCTGAGCTTTTCTGTCATCTTGCTCATGATCTTGGTCATTGAACACTGGTGACGAATGAGAATACCCATCAGTAATAACTGTAAGGATTGACTTCTCAATATTGTACTCTGCATTAAATATAGGAAGTAGACACCTCATTGCTGTGATTCCATGATCTAATGGAGTTCCACCTAGTCTATATGGTCTAAGAGTTGCATGATCGTCAAAATCTACCCAGCCGTAATCTTTCACTTCATGAACACCATCAAACCAGCTGTTATATTTGTTAACCATTTTTAGATGATTTCTGTTGGTAATAAAGAAGTTATTCCATAACTGAGAAAGGTTCATGTGGTTTTTATTGTAATCTCTTCCTGACATTTTGTCTGAGAATAATTCAATCAACCTAGGATTATCAGTTCTGCCCCATCCGTCTGCGTCTTCCATTTGATACACATCAGAGAACAAATACACTCTATGAGGTATGTTCACTTTTCTGCAAAACTCTGCTAAGATCATTGCTTGTTCGATCAAGTCACCTGCTTCTGCTGAAATAGAACCACTCCAATCTAATAAAACATTAAGACCGTGATTTTTTCCATCAGGAAGGTAAGTAACTTTTTTGAAAATGTCATCAACAATTTGATATTTTGCAAGTCTAACCATGTCAAGTTTTCCAGTTTTACCTTGGAAAGCCTTTGCACTTCTCATTGCAGTCTGCTTCATTTCAAATTCTTTTGCCATGTGGGCAACCATCTTTTTATTCTTATCTCTTAACTTCTTAGAAGTGTGTATTGCTTTTGCTTTTCTCAAAGATAGAAGTTCATCATTTAGTTCCCATTTGTTTGCTTCAGTAATAGTCCAAAACTCTGTGTCCCAGTCTTCAATCATTTGCTTATAGGTTACTGTTGTATCTTTAAAGTTTTTCCACTTCTTAAATTCGTCTTTTAAAAGAATAGTAGTGGTGGTAGTGTTATCATCGGAAATAAACTGGTCTTCATTGTTATGTGCATGGTGTTCAGTGATCGATTCTCTTGCTCCGTCTTCATCGTCATAATCATCCCTAGAACCTTGACCACCCTCTTTACCAGTGGTTTTAGTTTGTGATGGAGTACCTGCTTCTTCTTCGTCTTCACCGTCACCGTCTTCACCCTCTTCAGGTTCTTCATCGGAATCACCGTTACCGTAATCAGGTGCATCAGGAAGACTATCTGAATCATCTTCATCTTCACCATCATCACCTGAACCCGAAGTTTTGTTTTCATAGTCACCATCATCATCCATTGGGTTACCATTTTCGTCTTCTTCATATTCTCCATCTTCGTCTTCAAAGGTGGGAAGTGTCTCAGGTGTAATAGCTTCATCGTCTTCGTTTCTTGTTTCGTTTTCTTTAGACCATTCGTAGATTGCATTTGCACAAATCTCAACTTCGTCCCAAGTCTTGCAGGCTTCTGCCATGTCTAAAAACACTTGCTCTTCAGGAGAAAGTGCAATATTAATTCTGTGACCAACTTTAGTAATAAGATTGATCTTATCAATAATTGCTAGTTCATTTAAATCTTTATCTTTGATTCCAAAGAAATCCATTGCAACCAATTCATTGTATGCAGTGAAAAATGATCTCTTTAATCCTTGATATCTGTATTTGATGTCTTTCTCAATCCTGACATCCTCGACCACGTTAAGATACCCCTTAAGGGTTTTATTCTTAGTTAATGCACTATGAACACCTTCATATGGTGTATTCAATGCATGACCAACTTCATGACCCATGAAAAGATCATAGAGTTCGGTTGAAAGATCGTCTTTAAGTATCGGACAACAAAGTATCCTATTTTTCATATCGAAGTATGCAGTCGGCACCTTCTTATGAACAATCGTAAGATTCTCAGTAGCCATTAGTTTTGCTAACTGATCTTTTTGGTTCTTAATTGCATGATTTGTCATTTGTTCTCCCATTAACTATAGTATATCAAAAAGTAGTACCCATTGTCAAATTTATTTTTTGAGGGTAACAAACTTTCTCCTAGATTTAGAGAATTGTTTCATTGGAGACTTGAAGATTATCTCTTCTTTAGTCCCTGTCTTGATATAACCGACTAACTGCATTGCCTTGTTGACAATGTAAGTGTGATTGGGCACTGAGACTTTAGACTCAGACCAATCTGTAATCTCTTTTAAGTAAGTTAGTTCCATTGAGTGAATTCCTCTATAATAGTCACCATCTCATCATTAGAACAGAAGTCTTGTTCCCATTCGTTGATACTATTGGTGTATTGCATTACTTTTTGTTTCGTATAATTACTCTCAGTGGGGTCAGAAAACCAACTTGCGGTTTCCCATGCTTTGGGTGGTGAGTATGCAGCGGTCATCTAGTGTCCCTCAACCCAATCAGTTGTGGCATTGACCTCTTTAAGTACTTCGGGGTACTTAGTGGCAAGTGATACCAACATACTTCCAAGGTAACCTAACATATAGTTAGCACCACTATCGTATTCGTTGTTGGCAGAAGAACCACCATTTGCTTTGATTGTGGCAATCATTTTCTCAACACTTTCATTAACTGTCATATTTTCCTCTTGATTTTTCATATTTTCCTCTTGATTTTTCATTATATACATATTATAACAAAAAGTGAGAGGCATTGTCAAATTTATTTTTGACAAATAAGTAGGAAATATAGGGAGTTTTAGGGGATTTTAGGTTGGAAAGGACTGATCTTCGGCTTTAATCGTGTGGTGGTCAATTGTGAGGTCATCTGTCCTAGCGTCTGTCAAGATTAACTTAGGATCAGTAGTAAACCACATAGAAATGGTATATCTTGAACATCTCCTGACTGGATTTACCCCATGTTGGTGGTATAGACCCTGAAATAGAATACCCTCACCTTCTTTAGGTGTATTGGTGTAATTATCTTGATCGGGGAAGTATGTTTCACCCCCATTAAATTCATCATTTAGGTGTAGAATAACTGTCCATTCACGACTGGGGGTTTCTTCCACAAGTTCGTTTTGAATCTGTACATTAGAATAGGTGTCTAAGTGTGGGTGTTGAACACCCCCGATTTTCCATTCATTGAAAGCAGTCATTTCAGGATAGACTATCTGATTTGTTGCTTTTCGGATTTCACCCACACATGCATATCCAATACGATTAAAGATGTCTCTAACCCATTGAGTTTGAATGTGTATTAAATCTATGGCACGGTAGTCCGAACCATCACCAAGACTACGCTTGTGCTTGTGCGTTCGGTAGTAGTATATCAGTGCCTTGGCTTCCTGACTCGACACTAGGGTCGGCAGGCGGAGAAGATTGAACACTTTGGATGTATTTTGCAATTGCTTGTCTTTTTTCATATTCTATTCTACGAGCCTTTTCTTTGGGTCTCGATTTCAATGCACGTTCTAGTTTCATTCTACTTGCGCGTTGCAAGAAGACTATTCCGTTCAAGTGGTCTATTTCATGTTGAACACATCTTGCACCTACACCATCTAGTGTAACGAAGTGTTCTTCACCAGCTGAGTCGAAGTATTTCATTTCTACGACTTTACTTCTTTTTATCATAAGAAACATATCGGGGAATGACAAACATCCCTCTTTCATTAAATCTGTTTCAGATGATGCTTTTGTAAGTTCAGGGTTAAAGAATGCTTTATTTCCCATATCAGCAGTTTTCATAATAAAACATCTGACATCTAAACCAACTTGGTTTGCAGATAATCCCAATCCACCGAATTTCATCATGGCGTCACCCAGTTTTGTTTCAACTTCTTTTGGGTCGTGGGTAGGTTTGGCAAAGTCAAATTCCATTGGTGGAGTTCTTAAAACCTTTGAGGCTTCTTCAATTAATTGATACATAATTTAT